CTTTACCACCAGTAGTGATTAGCATAGCACCCTTAGGTCGTATGTCTCGGTAGTCAAAGTCAACATCCATTGTGCCGTTGAAGTAGGACTCACATAGCACCTTTACTGCGTCAGCCCAACCCTCAATGTTATCAGATACAAGGAACCTACGCTTACGTTTCTTAGGTCCAGATACATCTGGCAGCTTACGTACGTGATGACGTTGCACTGAGTAGCCTACACCAGTGCCACCAAGCAATAAGAACATAGCCTCAGCAAAAGCTTCGGTACTTTCAATAGGAAGGTAAGCACAGTTGTAGATCCGGTTAGGCGCTAACTCAATAGGCGCACCTCCAAACTGTAACGCTCTCATAGAGGGTAATACTTTTTTATCATACACTAACTTGTACGCAGTCTCAATCTCTTCAGCGGCTTGAGGGTACTTACGGATGTGCATCTCTTTGTTACGTGTTACTAACTCATCCCATGTTTCCCTACGGTTTAGGTTAGGCACATACTTTGCATACTTACTGAATACTGTGATGTCTGATAAGATCTTATTCGAAATGTTCATTCTCTTCCTTTCTTTAGATAGGTTTTAATTCTTGTCAGTGTGCCGAAGTCATCCTTTAGCCCACCTAATATCCTGTTACATGAGTGGCATAGCCACCCTCTAAACTTACCAGTAAGGTGGTCATGGTCTAGTGTCCAAGGGGACCTAGATACACCCCCACAACCAGCTGCTTCTGTTTCATTCCTTACACATATAGGGCATCTGTATTCGGGGCCGGGCCTTTCATTCTCTTTCTTTAGTTCAGCCCTAACTTTTGCTATAGAGTTTTCACAAACACGACATGCAGTTCGTAAGTAATTACCCCCACTACACATAGCAAATGCGCTTAGTGGTTTCTTAGCTCTGCATTTAGTACAAGCTTTGTAATCATCTTTAATCATGGGACCTCGCTGTCATCTATTTCAACAAGCTCTGCATCACCTTTAGATACAAAGTTCAGGTACCCAGCAAACTCTCTGCTTGCATACTCTACATCATCTTCCCCTGCATAGGGCAATAGATATCCTACGCAACCTGCATACCATTTACTTTCGTCTGAACATTTAAGTATCTTTATACATTGCATAATGTTTTACTCTTTAGGTTTCTTATTGTCCGCGTAGCGGACTTTATCCTTTGAGTTTTTATCTTTATCTATTTCATTACTCTTTCTAAAGATAGCATCCCAATTAGATTCATAGTTTTTTCTATTAGGCATGGGCCTTGGTGCTGAACCTTTACCGCTCATATCCTACCTCCGCATTTTCTTTAATCAATACATCATCTATTAGTTTTGCATACCCTGCAATATCATGCCAGCTATCCGAGTAGTCAGGGTCTCCATTAAGTATACGTGCTACCTTATGCATTATCATTTCTAATGATTCTTTTTGAGAGGACCTCATACGTTGCCATTGCGGTGCAGATCTTAGTATAACCTTAAGCTCTTGAGCGTATGCACTCTGACCCTCAAAGCTTCCGTATCGTGAGCCACGTTCCTCTATTGTAGTGTTAATGAGTGACATTATCTTCACCCTCTTCTAGTGTTTGAACGCAGTCTAGTAGGTAAGCACAAAGCTGAAAAGCTTTGCTCTCTTCATCTACAATATCTAAACCTTCAGCTTCAAAGCTGACCTTAACATTCTCGTTATCTTCGGCATCGCTAATACGAATAGTATATCCAGACATTATTTATTTCCTTCTTCAGTTGATAGGAATACTTTGATAGCTATGTCGCTATGCTTAGAACCCCTTAGTTCATCCCACACTTTACCGTCTTTGATATTAAGTATCATTGGTATAGTTCGGACGTTACGTAGCTTAGCTTCTTCTAAACCTTCGTCAGTAGAGAGATCAATTAATCTTAGCTTATCAATCAGGTTGGTACGAGTAAGAGCATTTTTAATGTGCTTACATCCGGGGCATGATGGCCCACTAAACAGTACGAATTCTTGCATGTATCTCCTAGGTGTCGGTGCTTGAGGTGCAGGTGTCGGTGCCTGAAAAAATGCATGTAACAGGTGTCGGTTCTGCAATAAAAATAGGGGCACATGGCCCCATATTAATTACCGGATAGTCTATCCATCTCACTAGCTAACTCTTCATCAGTAAGATCGCTGTAATCAAAGTTAGTGTTAATGTTTTCAGATCGTTGAAGCTTAGGTTGTTCATACTCTGCTACAATAGAAGCTAGTCTAGCTGCTTCAACCATATCATCTGCAGAGATAGCCTTAATCATAGCCAGTTTCATAACGGTTAATCCTTTAGGGATAGAATCCATTAGACTGTCTGATAGATTGTTGACTAACTTAAGCACATCTCCCATCTGTTCTTTCATCCTATCATTCTTTAACCTAGCTTCTGTTGCTTTGTCACTCATCATTTTCATGTGATCTTTATCGTGACGAGGCTTAAGGTTAGCTAATGAATTAGGGTGTATCTTTTTCTTACCTTCAGCAATATCTTCTTGCGTATAGGTTTTAGTATCAGGTTCCATTTAATATCTCCGTTCTAGGTAGTCCTCTATAAGGTACTAAATACCCTAGACGTATACGCAATAGGCCTGTGTTGCTATCTAACTGCATTAAAAGAAACCCTACCCAACGTATTACTACGGTGAGTAAGGCTCTTAGGTTTAACTACAGTAGCCCTTATGGGCTCTTGTCTAGCACATCTACTACTACTAGTGACATGACAAGTATGCTAATAAGAATAATCATTTACATCCTAGTTATTCTTATCTCTTTGAGCAGTTAGTTTCCGTGATGAGGAAGTTTTATAACAGCTAATTAAAACTCGCTGTCATCAGCTTCTGCATCATCAATATCAAAGTCAACCGAACCGGTGTACTCGATAAGTTTAGTTACTTGAATAGCGGACAGGATAGTTGAGATACCCTGACGACCAGCAACATCGTACTCTCTACGATATACTTTAACATTACCTATAGAACCATTGCCGATCTTAATAGTAGGGTCAATCTTTTGTTTACGACCATCTACCATTTGCACTGGATCATTATCTGTACCGTCTTTACGAAGAGCCTTACGCTTTAGGTTGACAGCTACACGAGTAGGATCATCTTTAACAGGCTTAACTGAACCGAAACCTGCTAGCTCTTCAGCTCTATCCGAACCAACAACGATCTGACATTCCCATTGCAGAGTACCAAAAGGATCTGTTGGGTTTGAAGGATCTACTTTAACGTAGTTAAGAGTTACGTTACGGATGATTGAAGTACCAAGATTATCTGACATATATGTATTACCTTTATAATTAATAAGTGTTTATTAGATTAGTTTTAAATGCACTATGCTTTATATTAGCTCATCGTATCCTCCGCTTGGTATGTGGTTTCCCACGCATAAGTATCCTCTACAAATTCGTCAAGAGTATACCCTCTTTGCTTTATCTCTGACAACGTAATATGTTTTACGTCATCAATGAACTCACCGTTAACATGCTTTGGTACAGCATATGCAAATGTCCTCATAGAAGATCCTTTAGCTTTACCTTACGGTACTCCACCCAATCACCTGAAGTAATTTCATCATGTCCTTTATATCTTTCATCACGTAAGGTATACATAAGAGCTTGACCGAACTCAGTCATAACAACTTCTCTTTCATAAAAGTTACTAGAGGTGGGGCCATGATACCCTTCTAGTCTATCTAATCTAGCTAGGGTTTCTTCATTGACACGATAGACTTCTACTTTAATAGATGAAGTACCTGTTCCAACACCGGGGAACGCACCAAGAGAGAACATTTTAAACTCTTTTGGTGTTTGAGTTGTTCCTATTAGTTCAGACTGCGATAGTAACACATGGTTACCAAAGCCTTTACGCAAGGATCCATACACTGCTACTTTAGTATTCATACATTCTCCTGTTATTGATTTACTTTTATTAAGCTATGAGCTTGAAAGACTAAAGGTAAATGAGTCACAGCCATATGTCCGGGCTTAAGGAATACTGTATAACTGTTAGCCCCTTGATGACAATGACTGACATACAGCTTGTATGGTGGGACTATACCTTGATTGTTTAACCAATAGTAGTAATCATGAATAACATTATCAGTTCCACCTTGATTAATATAATCTTCAATCAGTGTATTTACATTGTCTTGAAGCCTTACCTCAGTCAAGTACTCTAAGCCTTCATGGTGTTGCACATTATGGAGAGGTTCTAAATCATCTAAACAATATTGAAGATCCTGCACTAAACTAGAAGAGTCATTGCTTTCGTCCTCAACTGTGTCTTCTTGTTGATCTTCTTCTTCTATTTCATATAGAGGCTTCTTCCAACTGTAAGGCAACTTACCTTTTAGCATACGTTTAAATGCAGAAACATAACGAGTGCTAGTGCTATCACCTTCAAGCCCACATGCTGTATTAACTTCCAGTACTGTAGCTTTCTTCTTACGTTCATTCCAGATAACATCCACTGCACCGAAGTCTAAGTTGATAGCTGCTACTGCATTGATTGCTTCTGATATAATACTTTTATCAGGAGTAAGATTGTTAATAGTATAGATGAACCCATTATCATGGTTACGTATTTGATAATTAGTAGGGACACTTCCATACTGATGTGCTTTACGTTGAACGTGAATAGGAACACCTTTAGCAACATGAACACGGTACTCATCTCTCTTTCTCATATACTTAGTATACAGTAAAGCATTAGGTATTGCTACTGTTGGGCTTACATCTTCACTAAAAGTTACTAGTTCAAGGCCTTCAGCAGAGTGACCTTGTAGTAGATGACGGACTACAACGTCATTACCTTCAGCGTACCAACGTTTAGCTTGGGCTTTTGAGGTGGTCCATTCGGGTATGCTTACAGGTAGTAAGGTTTCTTGATTTGATTTACTAATCTCTTTAAAGAACTTAAGCTTGTTAGATGCAACGCTTACTGCATTTGTTTTATTTATAACATTAACAGAAGGCAGGTGCTTTAAGTCTGAGGTTGAGTTACCCCAATTAATAATGGTTGTATTCTCATTGTCTCTTAGAGTAGAGTCACTTAGTCTCATTCTCTTACACCTAAGAGTGTTAGCTAATAGTTTAGCTGAACTGCTTCCTACTTTATATGGCAGTACTATTGTATTGTTCATTGCACTTGCTCCGTTTTAGTAACTGATACAGCCCATTGGCTGCTAAGTACTTCATTGATTTGATTTTGTTTGTGCTTGTTGTTTGCATCGCCTTCAATTATCTCAAGCAACCATGGTGTGTCTACAATTAAAACTTCAGACCCAGCGTTACCTACTACAGCCTTGACAAACCCTGTGTAATACCCAGCTAATGAGTTGTTAGGCTGATTGAAAGCACGTACTCTTAGCTGCTTACCATCAGTTTGTAAACCCTCTAGTATACCCATAACGTTAGAGTCTAAGATGTCCGGCAATCCTTTACTATAGAACTCTACCTCTTCACCTAGTACAAGGTTATGTCTGGCTAGTGGATGAGTATTGCCTTTATATGTAACAGCTTTAGGGGTATTGTAGTAGTTGTTTATTGGGGCTTTGTAAGGTTTAACAGGTGGCTTTGGTGCAAGCTTTACATTCTTATCCGTTAAAGTAATGGTACCTTTATCGTTAAACTTAAAGGTTATTAGGTTGCCAACAGGTACCTCGTTGATTGTATACTTAATGTTATTACGTGACAGTATAGCTTCAAGCATGTAACGTTCAGATGCATAGTAGTACGTATCTTTAATATC